CCAACACGCATTGAGCCAAGCTCACCGGAGATGATTCCTAGTGGGCTGTCAAGACGCTTGTAAATGCGAGATGCCTGAATCACACAAGCCTGAGTGACCTGAATTGGGACAGCGTTCCAGCCCCATACACCTGTTACCTTGATGGTTGCCTCACCGCCGATAGTTAGGAAGGTGTAGTCACCAACTGCTCTGATGTGGTTGTAAGGCTGTGTTATGCCGTCTGCAAAGCCGTTCAGCGGCTCTAGCTGGTAGTCGGTAGCAGTCCAAGTAGTGTCATACACCTGGTCATCATCGCTCATGGTTGCGAGCGTAGTGAGGCTGATGAGATCATCGGTGTCAACATTGAAGTCATCGCTCGGTGCGTAGTAGCGAATAGCAGTTCCGGCATTGTAGAAAATGCGGTTGGTGTATTGGTCAATGGCACGAGAGGCAGACTCAATCGCCATCTCTAGCAGGGTGTCATCGAGATTGTCCGTCACTCGGAGTGCGGCTTTGACCTGAGCCAGAGTGGTATAACCGTTAGTGATTGCCATGTCTCTAGTTTACATCAGGCGGTCACGCCAAGTGGTCGGAATCTTGTCTGACTCAATCTCAATCGGCAGGTGGTAGTCGAACTTTCTTGCACCTTGTTCTCTGATCCACTCAACTAGCTCAGTCAGCCCTTGGTCGAGGGTTGTCTTAGTTTCATAGCCAAGCAGGTCTCTTGCCTTGTCTGAGGAGCAGGTGGCAAGCTTTACTTCCTGCGGTCTGCCCGTTGTATAGATAGGGTCTAGCTCGAAGCCGATTATTCCTGCAAGCTTCTCTGCAAGTTCGTTGATGGTTATGGTCTCTTCATCAGGGCCGATGTTGATTACCTGTCCAACGCTCACATTGTGAGTGCAAGCAACAAAGGTTGGCTCGACTACATCGCCAATAAAACTGAAGCATCTCTGCTGTGTGCCGTCTCCGTAGATGATTGGCTGCTTACCTTGCAACATCCGGTTAGTCATAATCGAAGCCACATTGCGGAATGGATCATCAAACTTCTGACGAGGGCCAATGATGTTGTGTGGCACAAGGATTGTCCACTCAAGATTGTGAGTGTCGCAGATGTTCTTGACCAGTTCCTCAGAGGCTACCTTGGCAATGCCGTAAGGGTCTTGAGGCTTAGGAGTGTAGGACTCTTGGAATGGGGTCTGCTGTGCCCCGTAGCGAGCCATTGAGGACAGATAGACAAACCGCTTGACCTTAGCGTTCACAGCCGCTACAAGGGCGTTGGTGGTCGCTTGCGTGGTGTTGCTGACCACGAGTGACGGGCTAAATACAGACAAGCCCTCATAGGCGGTGCAAGCAGCGTGAATGAATAGGTCTGCACCCTCGGTCACTTCCTCTAAAAAGTCGAGGTCATGCACCAAGTCAAGCTCGGCAAACATTACATCGTCTGGCACATTGCTCATGTAGCCGCCGAGCAGGTTATCTACTCCGACAACTTCCCAACCCTCTTTGAGGAATCGGTCTGCCAGGTGCGAACCTAAGAATCCAGCGACTCCTGTGATTACTACTTTTGCCAATAGTTTGCCCTTCTGCGATCTAGTGACCAATGCCACAAGCCTTCGGTCTTTGCGTGAAAATACTGCTCGTTACTTTGGAAGGTGCGAGAGTTCTGCTGTCTCAGGTTAGCATCGCTGTTGATGGTCGAGCTGTTGTCATGGTGAACAGGTGCATCAATGTGCGTCACCGTAATCCCTGCCTCGGCTGCTCGCTTCATGTAGTCGTTGTCCTCAAAGTAAATCGGAAAGATGTTCTCATCGAACAAGCCAATGCGTCTGACTACTTCCTCACCAATGGCAAAGGTCTGCCAATAAGGGAATGAGGCATTGAGGGTTATCTCGTCTATCTTTGCCTCTGCAAGCTTGGCTAGTGCACCTGGCTGATACTCGGTGTCTGCCGAGCTGAAAAACCACACAGGCTCAAATGGTAGCAACTTGATACCGAGGTTCCAGCTACCCGCCACGCCCTGATTGGTTGGCAGATGCAGGACTCTAGCGTCAACCCAAGCCGGAACTCTTAGGGTCTCTAGGGCATCGCCGTTATCTAAGACAAGCAACTCAAGCTCAATGTCAATCGAGTCAACCATCCGCTGTAAGAGGTCATAGCGGTTTAGGACAGGGACAATGAGCTTCACTTCAGATGTTCCTTCAGGAATGGAATCCACTTCTCCAGCCAGACCGTCTCAGCATCAAACTGCTTGGCAAACTTGCGGCTAATGTCGCTGTGTGATCCCTTAGCCTTGGTGTCCTCGTAAGCGTTGTCTAGTGCCTGAGTGATTGAGCCGATGTGTGGAATCTTGAACCAAGCAAGCTGAGCCTCATCCCAGAACAGCTGACCGTTTACGAGGTAACCATCCTCGGCAACTAGGTCTTTCGGTGCAGTCCAGTTGATTGAGATCACACGCTTGCCACAGGCTTGAGCTTCCATGATAGGTAGCTCGTAGCCACCGCCGTAAGACAACTGAGCGACAACATCTGCGGCGGTGTAGATTGCGGCTAGGTGCTCACGCTCAAAGCTGTATCGGTAGTCAATCGGATTTGGGAATAGGACAGCATCCATAGGCAGACCACAGGCGGCAGCCAAGCGTGGCAGGTGAAAGCCACCATAGATGCCTGTTGGCTCGGTGTGGATGTATAGATAAGCGTTAGGGACTTTCTTTCGGAATACGGCAAAGGCCATTAGCAGCTCGGCAAAGGCTTTGCGATGGATTGACTTGTTTGCCTTGTTAGCAGCGTTAACAACAATCAAGAAGTCATCATCCTTGACATTGAGGAATCTGCGAGTGATCTGCCCTTCGATTGTCTCTGTTGGCTTGAAGATGTGAGTGTCAATGGCGTGTGGGATGTAGGTGGACTCAATGCCTACTTCTGCCATCTGCTCCACACCAAAAGGTGACATTGCGATTGGTAGCACATTCGGCTTGTCCAACCACTTCTTTACGGCTGGTGGCATGGATACATGGTCAAGTGGTGTCCAGCTTGCGATCTTAGAAATCTTGTCGAACTCAGGGTTGGTCAGAACCCAAGTGTCAAACAGCGTGACAAACATCGAGGGCTTGGTTAGGTCTTTGCTGATGTGGTGTGCGTGAGCCACAGGTGCAGAATCGTTTGAGTAGATGTCAGTTCCTCTGGCATACTCAGGGATTTTGCCAAATGGTGTATCTACAAAGCCGTTGACACCCTCTCGCCCGTAGTTGGCGATGGATGCAACATCTATGCCATGACGCTTCATGCGGGTCACGACTTCCCATGACTGCTGCCCGTATCCGGTTGGTTGCGTGATCCCGTTTGAGAACCAGCTCACACTTGCGTTGATTTGCTCTTGCTTTTTAGGGTTGCCCATTTCTAGCCTTTCTTCAATCTTCACCTTAGCAGAAAACCCTGCCATTTCTGACAGGGTTCTCTGTTGCGTAGGTAATTACTAGGCGGTTGCACCCTGGTAATACTTGATTGCGGTGGTGTCCATTAGGTCACCGTCAACACGAATCTGGAAGCGGTAGTTGACCACTCCAAGGTTGAACTGGAAGTCGGATGACTGGTCAATGCGGAGACCGCCAGCAACACGAACTCGGTAGGCATCCCAGTCACCAGCAAGAATTGACTTTGCAGAGGTTCCAGAAGCCATTGCTGGGTTCTCGACCAATGGGCGGCCAATTAGGGTGTCAGGAGTGCCAGCAGATAGAGCAGGCTGGAACAAGTATTGTCCAGTGGTGTCCTTTAGCTTACGGATGCTAGAGATGGTGGTTGCGTTTGCCATGAAAGCGAAGTTGGCAGCAGCACGAACAGCACCGTCTAGTGAGTAGTAAAGGTTGATGATGTCATCACCAGTTGGTGCACCTGCTGCCGCAGTTCCGGTCACAGCCGAAGAAGCAGCGGTTACTGCACCGTTTGGCTGACCAGTTCCGTTTCCGGTGGTTAGAGCAGCGTTGACTGCAAAACCGATGGAGTTTCCACCAGCCTTAGCCAATTCAGCCTCTAGGTTCACTCCGGTGTCGGTTAGTAGTTCGTCGGCTACGGGCACCAAAAATGAATATTTAAAAGCTCCCAGAGTAACAGAGCTGAAAGTTGGGTCGCTTGCAGCAATAGTGCCACCAGCAGCAACCAACGAAGCAGATGAGAACGCCGTCAAAGTT